GTCCGATGTGAAAGGCGTATACGGGGGGTTCGAACAAGTCCTTGATGACGTGTTCGAATTCCGCGTCGACTGCAATTGCGAACTCAAACGTGATTGTTTTCTGGAGACTCATTATCATGTCAAGCCAGCTAAGGAGAAGCATGGGGCCGCAGCCCCAGTGCCCCTCTCCGGAGCAGCAGCCCGCGTTGCAAAAACGCTTAAAAAGGAAAATGCTGCTCCACGAGGATACAAAGTATGTTCCGATAGAGAATATTCTGAGAAGTGCAGTCATCACATGCACTCACGTCACGCAGCTAAAGAAGCGTCGAGAAAATATCATGCCAGACCCTGTTCAAACCCGCATGGGTGCGACGACGATTGTTTGAGAATCGACAGGAGTCTTCCGGCTAATATCTCCGCTAATTTGATTAGTGACATTTTCTTTCAGGATGAACTCAATGGGTATTACGATGCACCCTCGGCATACGCTGACGACATCGGTTCAGAAGAGGACGCAGTTCCTCTTTTGATTCCAATTGAAGAGGCTAACGTAGAGCCAGCAGTTGCAGTGGGAGGCCAGTCTCCCTTAAAACCTGGAGGCTTGAACCCTCGGGCGAAAGTCTTTAAACCAGTCCACCCAGTTACGGCGCCCGCCCGTGATCTGGTTGTTGTTGACGTCGTGGCAGAAGTGAATTACGCCGATTTCATTTCTAGAGGTGTAGCACATCACCGCGAACGCGCCACGGAGGATCTGAGTGAGCGACCTTCATTCAAGAATCCCAGCAGTTCACCCTCAGTTATAGGGTCTGAGGACACAGTCGCCCCCTGTGAAGAAAAGGGCTCCGCACCAAGTGCACCAACTCCTACTGAACCCACAGTGGGAGTTGAGTATAAAAAACGGGAACCGGTTGAAGAATCACTCGACGACATGTTAGCAAACGACCTGGAGGCTCGCCTCCAAGTTGGTTTTGCAGAACGGCGAGTTGTAGTACCAGAGCAACACACACTTCAAGTCATTGAAGAAAAATCCGTTGAGACGACTGTTCTTGACCTTCAAAACTTTGCCATGTCACCTGAGGAGATAACTCTCCTCACATCATATCGTTTTGAAAGTTATAGTATCAGACTCCGGTTGTTTTATAATGCTCTCTTACGTCAACAAACTGTTGAAACACCATCTTCGTACGCGCCACGTACTAACTATTCCATCACTTGGAGATTATTAAAGAAGCTCCCGTTCACTAGAGCTGTCAAAAATTCACGTACTCTCATTCGAGAAGTAAATGTTGACGGTAATGAAACGGAGTCCTTGCACTTCACTGGTTTTTTTGTGAAGTATATCCGAGAGAAGCAATTGAAAGTATGTGCTCCGCGTGATGAGTACGATGTGATGGACATGAATCGATTGGCAGGCTTCGCTGGAACCCGTCGGGTAAATGTATATATTGAGCTTTTCGCTCATCTCTCGCGTGAGCCAGAATTGCTCACAAGGCCGGCTTTTACCACAGATTATAAAGCAGCCGGCTCTTTGCGTTTTCTGATGGGGCAGCTTGCTTCCCGTTGGGAGATTGCAGGAGTCGCAGTTAGCAAGTTTGCTAACCATGATATCTGGAATAATACCATCAACCACTTCTATGCTCTGAAGTGTGTTCGCGAGATGGAGAATCGTTTTAGTGAACCGAATGCGGCGCAAGAGTTGGTGCCTTTTCGGCCAGGGATCACCCGGGGTTCATACCGGCCTGGTGTGGTCCCTTTCGATTCACTTATGAGCGGTGTGAGGTAGACAAGCCGTTTGTCTACAATCAGCTCTTTACTACTTTGCGTGGTAGAGAGTGGTTCGTTGAAGGTCGTTTGTCCTTCCCCAAAGATCCATTTCCTCCATTGTTTCCAAGCCGATATCGAACTTTGTTCGGATTTGGACATTTTCATCGCGCGAAAATCTATGATAAGACCGCCTTCAATTTGTCCAAAGGTCTCGAGCGTCTCACGCGCAGTCGTGAACCTCAGATCGTCGGATTCCATGAATCTTTGTTCTCGAAGCAAACAAATTTTATCAATGCTCACCGATCATTTTATAATCATTTATCAATCTTATTCACTCCCACCTTCCAAGAGTATACAGATGCAGTACGCGAGTGTGAACTACATTATGCTGACCCTCACGACAAGCGTGAGATGAGGATCAACGGGTACAACGACCTTCTCGGGACTGGTCGTTTGGTGCCTGTAGACAATTGGGTTCGAAGACATCGAGTCACATGTAAATTAAAAGAAGATGAATTCGCCAAAACTGGTAGCTACCCTAGGGTCATCGTTGACTTAGGTGTTGAAGCTTCCTTATTCGGGTTTCGAATTACAGACTTCATGAAACGCGCAATGGCACAATCATATCGCTTCCGCGATGGCCATTTTATGTTCGTGAAATCCCCTACTTTTGACACATTGACTCAGGTTTTCAATCTTTTGTTGGATCCGCCAGGAAGATACTTTTTTGCTTTCTTTTCTGACGACAGCTGCATTTCCATCCGCCTTGATGGAAAAGTGCACATCTTCAATGTAGACATTAAGTCTTGCGATTCCTCTCATGGTCGTAGCGTGTTTGACGCTCTCGCATGGGCCACACCCGAGTGTGCGCGCAAGGACATGTTAACACTTATCACTCAGTGCTCTAGCGACCTTCAAATCGTTTGTCCCCACAACATTCGTCAGAAGGTCGTGTTGCGACCTCGTCGCCCTGTATTATTCTCTGGAGCCACTATTACCACTTCAATCAACAACATCGCATGCCTCACCATCCTCGTGTCAGTGCTCGAATCTCATTTCGATGGGACTGAAGCTTGTTTAGCTTCAGCAGCGCTAAATTGTGGATATCAGGTCACGACGGAACGTTGCCTTCTCCCTCAAGATATTCAATTCCTTAAACACTCACCAGTGATCGATACCGCTGGGGTCTTGCGCCCTATGCTGAACATCGGTGTTTTGTTACGCTTATCTGGAGTTTGCCGCGGAGATTTACCAGGTCGAGGAGACCTACGCACACGAGCGGAACAGTTTCAATACTCTCTGCTACAAGGGTGCTACCCCCGAGTCTCTTTCCGTTTACTATCACACATGTACGATGCCACTGGTCACCCAACACCACCGCCTGTCATCCGAGAAGCAGTAGCCAAATTGCTCACGTTTCGAGTCGATCATTCAAACACAGACGTCGCGTTTACTGTAACACCCTTTGAGTGTTACCTTCGGTATCGCCTGACATCTTTCCAGATCGAGGAAATCGACGAATCGTTTGGTCACTGTAGATACGGACAACAAGTGTTCACTTCAGCAGGTGCGAAGATCCTTCAAAAAGATTATTCGTACGAAATTGAAGACTAGTCTTCAATATCACGCACAACATCACGTTTTCATTGTCAACCAGAGTCAGATCGCGACCTTCCGCGCTACCCAACCTACGG